CAAATAGTGTTATATTGTTGCTTTCCAATGCACTTAGACTAATTGCAATACTGGTAATTCTTAATTCTGAATTTTCGTTTGATTCTGAGATACCTAAAAAGTTGCCCTGTGCTTCATATATGTTGGATCCGGCATCAGGTGCAGTATCACTATCCCAATTGATGTTAAAAGGTGCATCTGTATAATAAACAGCATTCAATCCGTTGTAAGCAGAACTTAATCCTATTTCGACAAGAACAAATGATACAAGAGCATCTCTTGCCAACGCTGTCTGTGTTACATTTGCCAATTGTCTTGTCATTAAATAACCTCTTCAACATCTAATTCATACTCTACTAATCCATCCGTCCTATATGCAAATTCTTGTAGGTCATTTGTAATAATCATTCTAAAAGGAACACTATCACTGGTCACACCTTCACCAGCACTATCAGATTCTGCAACAGCAGTAACTAGATTGGGTTGAAAATTAATTGTTGCAAGTCCTGCTCCATCGGCAACAACATCTTCTGTGACCATGTATACTTTGGTATGATTATAAAAACGTATAACATCACCCGCCTTAAGTATTGTGCCGCCGGTTGCATTTGATTCAACGCTTACGCTTGTAGCGCCTGCACTTGCATCTGCCGTGACCGTAATTGTTTGACCTGTTACACCTGTTGTATAACTTATGGTTGGAATAATAATATCAAATTCATTTAGCATACCTTGAGAACGTGCAACGAATGCCATAACAGGTTTAAATTCTGCTAGGGTCATTGGAGGAAATTGTAATGTTCCTCTGTATCTAGTTGTTGAGTTTGTTGCTCTAATAATTCTACCACTTGCCGCTTCAGTTTTTTTGGTTTGTGTTTGTTGTCTAAAACGTGCTGTTGTAAATCCGTTTGATACCGGAAAAAATCCTATGTATGCCATTATGCTGTAACTCCTGTTCTACCACGTGTATTCATTGCTTGATTAATTATACCAACAATGGTCGAACGTCTTTCAACTAGGAGTTCATCAAATCCTCTAGCGTCCGTGGTTGTTATATTAAAGTTAACGTTGACTCCTTGATTTCCAAATGCGTCATCATTGTTGATAATTCTTCCGGCGTTTGGTCCCATCTGTAAAATTTCTGGTCCCCCTTCTCCGACCAAGAAACTTTGATTAGCACCAACCGGTCCACCTTTTTCTCTTGGACCTGTATATTTCTGTGCTCTGATTGCCTGTATTTGTGCCGCCGTTGCCGCAATAGCAAGACCCGCCATAATAGCACCACCAATTGGTCCACCAAACATACTACCAAATTTGTATGCGGCAATTACTGATGCTTTTGCATTGACCAATGCTTCTGCAACTGCCAATGCTTTCATTAACTTAAACGCTTTTTCGTTTTGTTGTGCAACAACACCTAGCATCTCCTTGGAAAATCCTACTGCTGTTCCAATTCTTTCTTTCTGCGTCATATTCTCAAAATCTTGTGCTTCAAATTGACCTGATTTAATCAATTGAATATTTTTTTGAATATTTGCTTTTTCGTTTGCTAGTTGTCTTCTGTGACTATCTAATTTAATTTTTTCAATTGCTCTGGCACCTTCTTCTTCTGTAAGTTTTTTTATTTTGATGCCTTCTTTAATAAGTTCAATTTGTTCTTGTTGTCTTATTAGTTCAGGATCAAAACGTTCTAGACCTTTTACACCTAAACCGCCAACAGCGCCTTCTATATCTTTTTTAAGTTTCTCTAATTCTTGTTCTTTTTTTAATTGCCTGTCAAGTTCAACATTTAATTTAACAGCATCTTTAACACGTTGTAATTCTGTATCTGCAAGTTCTCTTGTTAGTTTTCCTGCTTTAACAAGTTTGTCTGCTTGTTTTTCAAGTTCACTAAACTTCATTTTTTCAAGTTCAACGGCAACCTCTTGAGCAACCGTCATACCTTGAATTTTTTGTTTTTGTTTTACAATGCCTTCTAATGCTTTATCAACCGTTGTTTTAAATGTTGCTTCTTCAATATTTTTAGAACCAGTTGCTTCAATCAACTTGTCCATTTCAGACTTTTGTTGTTTTAATGTTAATCCTGCTTGTTCCATTTTAGCAAGATACTCTTCTAGGATTGTTCTGGCCTTGCCCCAAGTCTCTGGTTGTTTGTCTGCTTCTGCATTTAATTTTGATAATGGTGTCTTAAGTCTATCGGCCAAAGCAAATGCTTCATCCAAATTTTTATTCATATTTGCTAAATGGTCATCGTTTAACAATCCTAATTTGTCTAATATCCAAGTGAATCCTTGCTGAAGTTTTGCAAAACCCTGTAATAGATAACCTAGACCTGCTCTAATAGTATCAAATACAGCACCAAATACCAATGCGATTAATTTGCCTTTAGGACCTAATAGGAAGAATCCTATGATACCTAATTCTCTTATTCCAGAAGGTAAAGCACCAATAAAGTCAAACAATCCGCCCATTGCTTTAGCAACCAATGAAAACACTGGTACAACAAAATCAATTATATCTGCCGTGCCTCTTAGTGCGACAAGTGTTATTTCAATAATCTTTTGTCCTACGGTTTGGGCAAATCCTGTAAGACCACCTTCAAATTTATTAAGTTCATCATCAAGTGTTTTAAGTGCGGCCTTGGCAAAATCAAATAATCCACCCTGTCTACCAAGTGCCAATTGGAACTTGAATAGTTTATCTTGTATCATTGATAGAATACCATCAAAGGAATTTGCTAATACAAGTGTGGCATTACCAAAAGGTCCATCAGGTCCAAACACTTCTTCAAAACGTTTTTTAGTTTCTTCTGCTGTGACCGTTGCACCATTTTGGAATCCAAGTAGTGCTCTAACACCTCTTTCACGGAATATTTCCGCCGCCGCTATACCACCACTAAATGATCTTTGTATCTGCTCAGATGCTGTTTGGAAATCAATACCTGTGACCGCCGCCACGTTTCCTACAATACCTAAGTTCTTACCAAGTTCTTCTGCGTCTTTGGATATAACAGCAAGGTTGCCTGCACCTGCTTGAATTTGTTGAAGTGTGAAAGGAACTTTGGAAGCATAGTCTAATAAAACATCAAATGCCTTATTACCCTCGTCTACACTACGGAATAAAAATTGAAATCTTAATCCTAATTGTTCAACTTCTGAACTTACTTGTAGGATCTTTTTTATTCCAAAGGCCGTTCCTATAGCGGCACCAACTGCGGCAACCTTAGTCGCAAGACCACCGAATCCTCTATCAAGGTTTTTTACATTTTTGTTTAATCCGCCTAAACGCTTGTCTATATTACCAAGCGTCTTAGATACTTTATCTACGGCGCGGATTATTAACGTTTGTTCTGCCACTTTTCATTGCCTCCGCTTCCATTTTGAACCATGCGGCCCAAATGTTTATTTCTAGGACGGTGAATTGCAATACCTCTTCTATGCTTTTCCCCAACTCCTTTGCTATACGCACAATGAGTTGAAGTTCAACGTCCTCTTTTAGTTTTTTTCAACTGCCTCATAATCTGAGGTTGCTGAATTTAGCACCGAGGCAACTCTCATTAAAACACTAGGATCAACTTCGTTCATTAGTGTGTTTTTGTCAAACTTATTAAACAATGGTTTTCCTTCTGGATCCAATGCTTTCATAATAATACTTTCAACTAATGCTTCTACCGTTTTACCTGCTTGTTGTAGTTCAATAATTTTTGATTCTACAGCAAATGGATGTGCACCTTTGAAATACACATCTGTTTTCCATTCAGGAACAGAAATCTTCTGTAATTCGCCTGAAAGTTTACCTTTAAAGTGCGTTCTTGCATTTTCTAATACATTACTCATATTTTATATCTCCTTTTAGATATCTCCCTAACGGTAGGCCCTAATATACCGTTTGGTGATTGTTTTGAGCGGCCCTTTTCCAACAAGTCAATGTAGGGCACGCGGTTGACTATACGCTTTTCTTTATAAGCGTTTTCTAGGCGCCAACCACGTCTTGCTTGTCCCTGGTCTATTGGTGTCTTACGAACAGCAACAGACTTGATATCTTCCGCTATGGTGGTCATCAGTGCATCTTTTTCTCGTTCAAGTTGCCTCATGGCCTGACGTGTGCCTTTAACACGTATTTTTAACATTACAAATCCTTATGCATTATAAGTTGTAACGTCTAATGCTCCAGTTCCCTGGAAGTTTACCGTTGCAGTTACTAGGTCATCAAATGATGCTGTTCTAGATACTGATGTTACAAGAATGTTTCCCACAAACTTGTTGCCAGCACTTGCTGATGGGTAAAATTCAACCCATAAAGCATCATCATTATCTGGATTAAATGCATCCAATGCATCATGACCATCATCATAAACAACTTCCATTGATCCTGTAAAAGAATGTAGTCCGTGTTTATAAGTTCTTGCCGCGTCGCCCATGGTCGTGTCTTCAATAACATCTTTAGTATGTTCAACCGTCCAAGAACGAACTTCTGCGATAGTAGTTGCACCTGCTGAATCTGCACCAATTTTAACGGTGCCGTTTTCTCCTGTGTATGTCGCCATTTTTAGTTCTCCTCTTTAGCGTTATTGGAATCTGCATCAATTAAACGTTCGCCTTCAGGTGCGTAAACAGACTCTTCTGAATCTGCCCAATCTTCACCTGATGTAGGATCCCATTCTTCTTCCGCTTCTTCCTCTTTGATTGAAGTCACTTGAGCGTCGGCAGTAATTCTATCTTTCTTACCACGTTTTGCTGGTGACTTTTTTTCTAAACTAGATTGATCAAAAATCTGATAACCTACTTCTAGAAATCTTTCTACACGATCCTCTTGAATCAATTCAATAGCACCGTCTTTAATCATTTTAATATATTTCATTTTAGGCATTATACTGCTCCTTTAGTAAATGAATATTGAACTTCCGCAATCATGTTAAACTCGCCTAATGGCGGATTTCTATCAATTACTTCAATTGACGTGACGTGTGTTGTCGCCGCCCTTGTTGCACCAAGTTCTCTATCTCTGTTAGTGTTTAGCGTTTCTTCAATACGTTCAATCAATTCATTGCGTTTTTGATCCACGCTTTGAACAAAACCTTGTCTTCCATCGGAACGCACAAAACCTCTAATGTTTACTTCCAATACACCACGTCTATTACCGCCCATTGAATTGTCTTCACGGGTTTCATTACCTGCTGTAATTAGTAATGCTGGAAATTGTGTAAGTGCCAGTTTGTCTAGGTCAAACGGTTCACGTGTGATTAGTCTTGCTTTAGGATTATCCATATCCCCCAAGACTTCTTCAATATCTTTTACAATATCTTCTCTGTTTGACATAACCTACTACCTTTTTAGGCGTAGGAAGTGAGTGGGTTCTTTTTCGTTGTCGTCAACGTTTCCGGAACTATCCAAATCATATTCTACACCATCTCTTAAAATTAAATCTAATTCTCTTTCGTATTCTTTACGATAGAACTCCATCTTTCTTTCAAAGATATCTTGTTCTACATCAAATTTTGATAGTTTAGGATATACATGGAAACCAAGTGCTTGATAAACACACGCTCTGGTTAGTTGACTTGCTGTATATAAATCGTCGTCTGGTTCAACCATACCTGTTGCTACACGTGATACATCATATAATCCAACCGTGTAAGTAGGCCACCATCTAATTCTTAGATCGCGAAATAGGTCGTTCTGTGCTTTTGTGATTTCTTCGTCAAAATCAGGGATACCAAATGATAAAATATCCGGTTCATATTCCTGAATGTCGCTTATAGTTGCAAGTGTTGCCATAGGATTCTGTCCTTTTTTATGCTCTGGGTCCTTCCCAAACCATCTAATTTGTTAACAACTTTATTTACCTTATAAAAGAGAAAAGGGCGAATTTCTCCGCCCTTTTCCACGTTTCAAGTCTCAGTTTCAGTAGTAATTAGATTACTGCTGTTGCGTCAGATTTGATTGCAACACCGTATTGGTCAAATAACTCAGATACAGCGTATGCCATGCTTCCTACGATCTCTAAAGATCTCTTAGAAGCGTTTCTTTCAGTTTCAATTCTCATTGAACGCTTAACCATGTAACCAAGTGCGTCTTGAGTCATTACAGCACCAAAGTATGATCCTGCTGAGTCAGCACCTGATACAACCGTTGATTCAAAGATATCAACACCAGCGACTCTACCGATGAAACCACTTAATAATGCAACATTACCCACATCGCTTAAAGCGTGGTTCATAGTTACACCAAAGTTAGTTAATTGCTGTTTGATGTCATATGCTTGGTATGGGTGTAAAACACATACAAAAGCACCGTTTTGGTCTGCTTTGTTTGCTTTCAAAGTTGCCGCCGCTTTGAAGATATCTTCAACGGTTACTGCCGCAGATGATTTGTCAACTACGTTAGAGAAACCGCTGAATAAACCTGCTAGGTCTGTGTCAACTTTTTCTGCCATCGCCGCACCAATTTGACGACCAACTGCCGCCGCTACGTCTTCATTTGCAGATTCTGCCGCTAGGTCTGATAATTCTACCATTACACCAACTTCACTTGCTGTAAGTGTTTTAGATGATGTAGTGAAAGTAGAAATAGAACTAGCAAGGTCAGTTCCTTCTGCAACTGCCGCCGCTGATAGTGCTGGATAAATTGGCACTTGTGCCGTTAATCCAGGTGTTCCTGTCATGTCGTAATTTCTTACAACAGGACGAATAATAGTCTGCTCGTTTAATGTGTAAAGAGCGGACTGAACAATGTTTGAATACAGACCTGTAATGTCTGTAGTGTATGTTGTTGCCATTTGTTAGTCTCCTTATTTAGATAGCAATTATAGTCGAATCCCTTTTGATCGCATTATTTCATGATAACGCTTACGATGTTCAGGATTCTCCATGTTTAGTTTACTTACATCGTTGTCTACCACAGGAGTTTGTTTACCAACACCTTGTCCAGTTCCAGAACCACTTGGTCCTGCTTGAACGAAATGCGGGTTTGCTGTAAGGAAGTCATTTACCAAACTAGATACTTTTAATGGATTTCCATTGTCATCGTATCTAACCTGTCCGTTTGCATCAACAACATCAACCGTACCTGCTTCATTAAGTCTTACTTGGCCTTTAAGCAATGCTACCACCTGTTGTGGATTAACCGCTTTATTGGCACTTGCTTCATTTAACAATGCACCGTCAACTTTGATTGAAGTAAGTTCAGTTTGATATTGGTTAATTTTGCCATTGAATTTCTCCGCCTGCTCTTTTAACAATTTTTCAAACTCACCACGCTTTTCCATTTCTTGTTGGCGTAGTGTTTCTTTTTCTTCTACCAATTGATTATAAAGATCCAAATCAACGTTTGAGTATTTCTTTTCAAACTTTGCTTTTTCTCTTGCCACTCTCTCTGCAACAATGCGATTCACATCATCTTGTGAAAGTGTGTTTTCTTCCCTAGCAGTTTCCTGCGTTGCTACCTGCTCTTTAACCTCTGGTCGAGATGCAGTCGTCTCTTCTACATTAACCGCTGTATTTTCTTGCGTCATATTATTGTCCTCTTTCTAATTGGTTGAGTTCTACCCCTACGCTCATTCGTAGTATGATATTATTTAGCATTACTGCCAAATTCCATTATTTATTTCTTCTTTTTTCTTCCGTAAGACATCTTTTTGCCTTTTTTAGCGTATGATTTCTTACCCTTTTTTCCATGCCACGCCATAATATTTGCTCCTTTGTATTGTAGTGCAAACGCTCTAGTGTGTTTGCGTTTACCAATTACACCCCCTATGGATGCACTAGTAGTTATTGTCATTTTTTCTTCCTATAACCACCCGCATAAATGGCACGTGCTTGTAGTTGTGCTTGTTTTTTGGTTTTATACACTTTACCACTTTTGCCCCATTTGTATCCACCTTTTACTTTTTTAATCGGCATCTTCTACCTCTTTCCAACTTGGATGTTCTTCGTCCTTGCGGTTTTTATAACCGTCAAGTATTTCTTTACGTCTTTGTTTTAATAAAGGATATAGTGCTAGTAGATTATTTCTCGAACGGATACCTGCTGTCTTGTAACCTTTGCTTTCATACTTGTGTATGTTTTCGTTGTATTCGCCAAGAATACGACGTATCTCTTGTTCCGTTTCATTGGTTGCAATCCAACTATCTTCTGGGACGTATTTTCCCATTACTCACCTCTGATGATATTGCCTAACTCTGGATGCATCTGCAGGATTTCTTCGTTACTTGCTCCACCATCTATCATTTCTCTAAGATGTGTAACCAAATCCGGTGCAACATTACCCTCGCTCAACGGGGCGGCATAATTTTGCATATCTTCGTAATATTCTTCTGTGATTGTTTCGTAAATTCGTTTGTCAATTTCTTTGTTGATGTTGACGTCGGCAATGTTTGCTTCTTTTGCCATTTTAAGCATGGTTACATCATTTGCTTTATCCTGTATTGAGAATGAACGTGGATATTCCACTTCACCATCCCAACTTTTATTTTGATATGATGCCCATAGTCTCCAAATTTGTTCTTCAGCGTGTTCAAGGTTCATAGCAAAACCGCTTAATTTACTATTAAGAGTTTGGAACTCTGATGTAAGTGCTACACCTGATAGTCTACGACTTTCTATTGATCTAATACCTGCCAATGACGCCATTCTGTCAATTGATTCTGTTTTCTTTTGTATTGCATTTAACACAGCATCAATTGAAGCACCATTTGGTTGTAGTAGATATGGTTTTAATCCAGGGTCCATGTTTTGTGGTAATTGAATGATTGAACCTGCACCTGCACTTGCTTCTGTGTCTGCTGTTTTTACAAGTGATGGGTGATTTGTTAATCTTATAATTTGTTCGATCTCACTACCAAATTCATACATTTCCTTTTGCACGTCTGCGATATCTCCAATGGCGGATATTCCAATACCACGGATGTTTGAGCGTTGTGCATACACGCAGACTGCAGGCACTTTGCCCAGTGTGTTAGGGACGGTTTCGACTAGATCACCCTTATTGTCGCTACTATCAATTTTATATACACTGATTTCAGTAGGTGTATATTCCCTAATATACTGCTTATCCTTAAGAACTTCTTCTTTAACTTTTAGATATGTTAATTCATATATACCATTTGCCATTCTTTCATACTCCCAATCTAAAACATTGTCTGGAGTAAAAAGTGAAACATAAGGACGAATGCCTTGGTTAAGTTCATCTGCTCTTGTTAGTGCTTGACTTTGTGGTTTATCAACAATGCACCACACATTGCCATATACCATTGCGTATGTTGAAATGTCTCTAAGGAAAGCAAGGAAAGTTCTACCATCAAGGTCCGCATCTGCAAGGAAAGGTTTTAGACCTGGATCGTTATCTATGCTTCCGTAATCTCTTTTAATTTCTTTTCTAAACAAGAATGAATTATACAAGTCGGTGATTGATTTCACATGATTGTCTAATCCAATTTGTCTTAATCTTTTTTCGTAGTCTTCTCTACCTTCATAGTAGTAAGGTTCTAGATATTTGCCCATGAAGTAATCATAACCACCTTGGTATGAATCTCCTAGGAACTGCCATCTGTTGTAGTAAAATTTGTAGGCATCATGTGCATCTAAAATTAAATCCACATTAAGTCTACTATCGCCTTTTAGTATTCTATCTCTAATTACGGGCATTATGCGTATCTCCTTGCGTTATTGTTATTTCCAGAAAATGCCCAACGTTGTGGTGTTGAATCAGAATCATAATCTGTGCGTAGAGGAAATAGGAAGTCTACCAAATATCCAACTGCGTCTGCCATATGATCTAATTCTCCGTCTTTTTCAATTACTGACGTGCCTGGTTTATATACCATTCTCTCTAGACTAGTAATTATCTGTCTGCACTTTGGATCAACAAATAGTGAATGTTCACCATTGCTGTTTTTTAGTTTTGCATTAACAGAGTTTACTCTATCTCTTATTGGTGTGTGTGCATTCCTTACCTGAACGATAAATCCTGCGTTTTGTAGTATTGATATATCCGTTCTACCACCAGCACTTGTTTTTCTTTGTCTGCCAGCAGGATCAGGATACATAATAATTCTTGATTTTGAATAGCGTCTTTTTAGTTCATCACAAACTTCATCTGTGTTAGAACCACGCATACAAATCTCATCAATAAAATAAATTGTTTTGCCTTCAATTACACTGATTGCACAACTCATAGGATCAACGTTAAAGTCAATACCAACATGAATTTCACTAACTGGTGCATTGTGTGCCTGTATTGTATAACTTCTATCAAAGTTATAGTATACAACACCTGAATATGTGTTAAATGTTGCTAGGTATTCCTGTTCAAAAGTCTTTTGATCCATATCACGTTTTGCTTGTTCTACTTCATCTGCAGGAACATTGCCACCATCCAATGTTGTGTATGTGTAAGCACCCCAATTGTCGTTGTCCTGTGCCATTGTAAACATTTCATGACTAAAACTACCAACGCCTCTTGGTGTTCCTAAAAACATTGCCTTACCACCTTTGTCCGATAGTGTAGGTCTTAATACTTCTGTCCATACCCTTGGATCAATATCCTGAAACTCATCTAATACAATAAAATCCAAACCAACGCCTCTAAGACTATCAGGATTATCAGCACCCTTAAGATGTATAACGGATCCATTTTTTAATCTCAATTTTAATTCTGCTTCATTGCTTTGGTCAATCCAACGTAGGTCTTTTAGTTTTCCTTTTAGTTGATCCCAAACAATGCCTTTTGCCATTCTGTACGAAGGAGCAACATACCAAACCTGTTGATCAGGTTTTGATGCGTGTCTTGCCAATTCTCGCATTGCCACGTGTGTTTTGCCAAAACGTCTACCTGTCACCGCAACACGGAAACGGTTTTCGTCTTTGCAAATAGTTTCTTGTGGTTGACTTAATGGCACTATTTGTCCTCCAATACAATTTCAAAACCAGCGGAAATACTAGTTGTTGCCCCTGCTTTTGCTCTAATTTCAATATCTGTTTTTTCTGTTAGCACTGGTGGTAATTGCCATACACGTTGAAATGGCACACCAAATGTTGAAACAATACCTTGTGTTCTTAAAACGCCACCTGGACGTCTTGTCATTACTTTTGCAACAACCGGTTGGTTCTTTTCTACACTTACATTGCCTGACACAAGATAACCAACTTTGCCTCTTGGAATA